GGGACCAGGACCAGGAGAACAGGCCGCCGTGGCCGCTGTTCCCGGGCGAAGACAACGACAGCGAAGCAGAGGATGGACTCTCACCCTTAACAATCACACCGACCAGGAGACGACCACTCTCGTCGACCAGTGCACCGTTTCCGGCGCTAGCTTCGTTATACAGGAGGAACGAGGAGACAACGGGACACCCCATTTACAGGGGTTTGTTCACTTCCGACATCAGACGGCCTTCTCTACCTTACGGCAATGGAATCATCGAATTCATTGGGAACGTGCTGTGTCGATTACCGCGAGCGTCCGATACTGTTCGGACCCTGCAAAGCGTGCAGGGAGGATCTGGGCCTCTGGCTACACGTACCAGGATAGAGATCTACGTCTCATCGAAGAAAACGACATGCATGAGTGGCAATCTGCACTGCTTGCAGACGTGCGAGGGATCCCTGATATGAGATCGATCCTATGGTACGCGGACCTCCTGGGCGGAGGAGGAAAGACGGCTTTCTGCCGTTGGGCAGTACACCACCTGCCTCACACGCTATTCGTTTCCTCAGGAACGGCGAAGGATATCACCTACCAAGTTGTCAAGAGCACCTGGGACCCTAAATTAGTCATCTTCAACTTACCGAGAAGTTCAGAAGGAGCGATGTCTTACGCCGCGATCGAGAGCCTTAAGGACGGCCTTCTATTTAGCGGTAAATACGAAGGAGGCTGTAAACTATTTCCACCCCCACACGTCGTAGTTTTCGCAAACTTCTTCCCAGACGAAAGCAAACTATCCGCTGACAGGTGGAACATCAAAGAAATAATCCACAACCCCATCCGCGTAAGGGACAGACAATAAAACAATTTACTACACGCGCCCAATTTTATTCTATACATCTGGGGTGATCACAATTTCACCGGTAGCGGTCGGACTGCGCGCTTCGCGCTCGTACCTCCCTCAGCAATAAAGTTTATTCAACACTATATAGTATCGGTACTAAAACTAACATTATATCCTCTAACTATTTGTATATTAGGATTAACCCCCGCCAACACAGGAACAATCATGTACATCCAGTAGAGCCTACTTCCGCCGGGTTGGGGCGGACCAGGAATAGGCGCGACGCCCTTCCACACGGTCTGATCGATCTTCTGCACACTCTGCCTCCACTTGAACTCGACCGGCATGGCGCCGGGCGTCAACAGCGTTTCCCTGGCCATCAATATCCTTCCAAAATCTTGACGAAAATCAGGCACAGACGAAGGATCCCAAAACACACTCTTCACTCCCGTAGTAACTTCTTGCCATTTTTCCAGCGCAGGGTTATTATTCGCAGAAACAACCCAGACCCTTATCCGGTAGGGGGTAGCAGAGTCCGGCAGCGCCGAGAACTGTATAGTCGCCATGCCGCCCCTTAGAATAATATCACTCGAACCGATATTAACATTTCCCAACCCGGTATCCTTCGGTTGGATCCCGCCTCCCAGGGTCCAGAAAGGATTGGCGTCATTGATAGTCAGAGCATCGCCGTTAAGCATAGCTTCCATACCAACGGCAGTAGTCAACGGGGTAGCCCCTGGATCCCAGAGCCAACTAACAGCTTTGAACGAGCGATAGTGCGTAGACGCAGTAGAATCGCGCCACAGTATAGACCTCCAACGCCGTCCGCTAAGCCTGCGCGCTCTAAAGTTCTCCGATAAAAACCTAGGACGTATAGCAGTTGTAGCCTGAAACTTACGCCCAAACCGAGCGCGTTTCCGGGGGCCGAAGCCCCCGAACCCCCTGCCGCGTTTACCGAGAACAGACCGCCGGAAGCTCCGACGCATACCCCTGCGTCTAAACCGTCGGCGAAACGCCATAGCTTGGCGATAAAGAGCTAAGCCCGTAAGCCCGTAACGCAGTGCGGTTCCTGCAAGATAAGCGGGGTGCGCCATTTCGAAAGAAATTTATTCGGGGGGTCGGGGGGACCCGGGGGCTATTTATAGTAAAATAATTTTTGGGGCTCGGAGGGGCTCGAGTATAAAAGGCAGAGGGTGAGCCCCGGGGGGGGTAATACTATGCTTCGCGCGCGCGCTACGCCCCCCCCCGGGCTCACTCATGTCCCTATGGCAGACCCAGTGGGACCAGGACCAGGAGAACAGGCCGCCGTGGCCGCTGTTCCCGGGCGAAGACAACGACAGCGAAGCAGAGGATGGACTCTCACCCTTAACAATCACACCGACCA